AATATTAAAAAGTTACAAGAGCAAATAGAAGTTTTGGGTGGCGCTTTAACAAGAGCGCTAAAAGACTTGGATGCTTTAAAAACTTTATCGCAAGGAACGCTCACTGCCTTTCAATTACACATTGGAGAAGATGAGTGGAGTAAATTAGTAGACGAATTAAAAAACTTAGAAAATAGAAATGTGGAACCCAAACTGGAAAAAAAATGAAGATTACCCCTCGTGGGGTGATACAGACGTGTATAAAAAAACAATTGGAGGTGGTTATCTTATAGGAAATGAAACCCCAAAAGATGCTTATATGCGTGTTGCTACAACTGTAGCGAAACGTTTAAATCGTCCAGAACTAGCCGAAACTTTTTTTCAATATATATGGAAGGGTTGGCTATGTTTAGCGTCTCCTGTGCTGTCTAATACTGGCACAGATCGAGGTTTGCCTATATCATGCTTTGGTATTGATGTTGGAGACTCGATATATGAGATTGGAATGAAAAACTTAGAGATGATGCTACTCGCAAAACACGGCGGCGGAGTGGGTATCGGAATAAATATGATTAGACCCGCCGGAGCTAATATAACTGGAAATGGAACATCTGACGGAGTTGTGCCTTTTGCTAAGATATACGATTCAACTATACTTGCCACGAATCAAGGATCTGTCCGAAGAGGAGCTGCAAGCGTTAATATTAATATTGATCACCCCGACTTTGAAGAGTGGTTGGAAATACGAGAGCCTAAAGGAGACGTTAATCGTCAATCGCTCAACTTACACCAGTGCGCTGTGGTCGGCGACAAGTTTATGCGAAAACTTGATGCTGGCGATAAAGATGCGAGGAGGTTATGGGGTAAGCTACTTCAAAAACGTAAAGCAACTGGAGAACCTTATATCTTATTTAAGGGGAATACAAACAAAAATAATCCAGAGCAATACAGAAAGCACGGATTAAAAGTACATATGACAAACATATGCAGTGAGATTACATTACATACTGATGAATCTCATTCGTTTGTTTGTTGTTTATCATCGTTAAACTTAGCCAAGTACGATGAATGGAAAAACACGAATCTTATATACGATAGTATATGGTTTTTAGATGGCGTGTTAGAAGAATTTATACAAAAGTCCAAAGGTAAAGTTGGTTTTCATAATTCTGTAAGATCTGCTGAAAAAGGTAGAGCTTTAGGATTAGGGGTGCTAGGCTGGCATACTTATTTACAAGATCAAGGTTTGCCGTTTGAAGGACTATTAGCACAATATGAAACAAGAAAAATATTTTCACAAATTAAAATTGAAAGCGAAAGAGCTTCCATGGCGCTTGCAGAAGAGTTTGGTGAGCCTCTATGGTGTAGGGGTTCAGGTTTTAGGAATACTCATCTCCGCGCCATTGCTCCTACTGTTAGCAATAGTAAACTTAGTGGCAATGTTAGCCCCGGTATCGAACCCTGGGCCGCTAATGTATTTACGGAACAAAGCGCTAAAGGTACTTTCATTCGCAAGAACCCTACATTATTAAAATTATTTAAAAAACATAAAATTAATAATGAAAAAGTTTGGAACAAAATTTTAAAAGATGGGGGTTCTGTACAAGGCATTAAAGAACTTAATGATATAACTATAGGCAAATGGGATACGCCAGCAAAAGAAGTGTTTAAAACGTTTAAAGAAATTAATCAACTAGAATTAGTTAATCAAGCAGGTATACGTCAACAATATATTGACCAATCTGTTTCTTTAAATTTAGCTTTTCCTTCTGTGGCTACGCCGAAGTGGATTAATAAGGTACATTATGAAGCATGGAAAAAAGGTATTAAAACCTTATATTATGTGCGAACGGAATCTGTTCTGAGAGGTGATATTGCTGATCAGGCAATGGATGAAAATTGTTTAGCGTGTGATGGTTAAAGGCTAAAAGTTATAATTATTAGTTATTATAATAATTAAAGGGAAGTCGTAAGACCTCCCTTTTTTTTATTTCTATTTGTTATTCACAAATGCAGTAAGGGCAATTACAATTTTCCATAGTTTTATATTATATTTTTACTCTAATTTCTCCGGTTGCTGTTTTGTATAAATAACCAGTTGTTAATCCGCCAGCACCAGCAGCAGTATCATCAGCATACGTGGGCAATGATAGTTTAGTACCTATAGCATCAAATGTTACAACAACAACTCCGTGTCTTTGTATTCTTACAGCTGAATTTGCTTTTTGATACTCAAATATACCTGCATTAATTTGTCCGTCTTTTCCAACAACCACATATGAACTTCCAGATGTTCCGCTATTTGATAATACAGATATACCTGCAGAATTTCCATCAATTAGTACTTTAAAATCATCTGCACCACTAATAGGTGTTACGGCTAACGTGCCAATAGTATCAGAAGCGGTCAAAGTAACCCATTCTAATTCTGTGCCCGATGAAGGTACTCTTAAAACTTGCTGAGCTGAACCAATTGTGTTTGGTATTGTGAATGCGCCAATAGTTGCTTTACCAGGTATACTAAATGAGCTTTCATTTAATGTTCCAATAGTAGTTGTATCAGCATAAAATTTTATTGATGATCCACCACCTCCTGAAACGAATGTTTCGCCAGCAGGTAAAACAGTTAAATGTGCACTTGATTCGTAAGATACGGGAGCAGACATTGTTACTTGAAAATATGCAGCGCCTGTTGGATCAGTAGCAGAAAGAAATTGACTACTTGCATTATAAAAACCATTAACAGAAGCTACAGTTTCGTCTGTATTACTTTGATAATTAGATCCTCCACCTAAACCATAAATAACATCACCAACTTCTATAGTGTCAAATATGGTATTTGAATCTAATAAATCTCCAGATGTTCCATTACTATATTGATTTACATTAAACTGAATAGCTGTTCCTCCAGCATTGCCAAATCTAGTCCTAAATAATTCAACACCCCAAGTATATCCTGTGTCATTATCACTATCCGCCCTCAATCCTAATTCCCCGTAGGCTTTTATTTCTGAAGCGGCATCAGTTGTTTCGTTACCTAATTGTATATCCCCAGTAAATGTAGCTGTTGTACCTATTAAACCTCCAGTTAAAGTTCCCCCGGCTAAAGCTAAATAAGTCGTTGCTGCATCTGCAGTTTTTAAATATCCTTCAACATTATCCGCGTATATGTTTCTCCATATTTTATCTGAAGCACCTAAGTCGTATGTGTTTGTTATGTCAGGTATAACGTGTGAATTCACATCGGCACTAAAAGATACTGTGTCTGTATCAGCATCACCAAATGTTAAATTACCTGATATTGTTGCATTACCTGTTACTGATATATTGCCTGTTACTGACAAGTTACCCCCTATAGTTCCGTTACCCGTTGTAGTAACTGTAGTAAATGATCCCGCATTAGTACCACCTAATACATAATTACTTATACCTCCTACAGTATAATTTCTAGTTACGTAACCGTTATTAGGATCTCCATCAGACCCTATTAGTTTATCTCCGGCGGTTATTGTACCGTCTTGGGCTACTGTGTGTATTCTTGGCATAGTTAAATTATTTTATATTTAGTTTTTCCGTTTTCTTTATATGCTTTCAGACATCTTTGTCTGTTGGAATCATGGTCAACATAGCTAACATGAACCCAATTAGGGCTATTATCATCCCCAAATTCCCATATGAGCTGATCAAAATCAAGATTATTTTTAATGTATTCGTACATGTCTTTATTTGACATGTAACCGCACGTGTCATCTATATCAATTGCGCGGCCTTCACAATGTTGTGATTTACTTGACCCGCCAATTGCAGTATTTAATTTATCGCAGCGATAGAATGAGTTTATAGCTATAGGTCCATTAACTGCTTTTCTTAATGGCTCAAATATTTTTTCAGCAATCAATTCCATATTTTGCAAATGATACGCGGTAGGTGTGTTTTCAATACCTAATCTTTCCGCTGTTTTGCTATACACACCTTCCTTGTAGCTAATGTGTTCACTTATTTTATTCATATATTATTTAATTTGTTGATGCTCTTCTTGCTGGAACTTTAGCACTATCAATTATTTCTTGTACAGCTTCATAACGTACTTTTAATTTCATTGAAATATCCGCTTGCCATGTAGCTATAGGCCTACCGTCTTTTAATATAATAATAGCAGGCACAGATCGTATTGCTTGTTTTACATTTGGAGACTGGTCTTCGTAATCAACTTTAATGATTTTAGCTCCTTGTAATTTGTTTAAATGTTCGTAATCGTTTCTTGTATTCCAATGAGAATTCATATACAATACTTCAATTTTTTGTGAAAATGCGTGAGTAGATAGGAAAAGTAATATTAAAATTAAAATATTTTTCATGATTATTTATTTATTATCTCAAATAGTTTTTCGTCTATTCGGTCAAGTTTCTTCGAATTTTTATCTACCTTTTCATCTATATCTAATATAGTTGAACGAATTAATTCATCTTTTAAATCAAATTCAGTTCTTGATACAGGTGGTTCCGGTAATTGCTTAGCAAGCTCTATATCAGCTTGTAATGCAAAGTACATTGCTGCAAGTGATATTGCTCCACCAACAATTATTCCAATCGTTTTCAAATCAAGTTGTACTTGTGTATTTTCTGATATTTGTTGAGCCATGATGTTAAGTTTGTATAATATATGTAATTACCTATTTTTTACGTCTTTTAAGATTTTTTACTCTTCTTGGTTTGCCAGCTGGTTGTCCTAATGATTTCTTCTCTCTAATCTTTTTTGCTTTTTCAGATGAGGACATTTCGCCAGATGTTTTTGGGGTTTTACTAGATACTCTTTTACTTGGTCTACAATATGGTACGCCTCTACCATCACCTTTGCGTCTTCCGCAAGGTTTACCAGTTCTAACGTCTATCCATTTTTCTTTGAACCAACGTTTTAATGCTGCACCTTTTTTAGTTTTTCTTACAGCCATTATTTCTTTTTCTTTTTGCCTTTGTTTTTTCTACACTTAGCTATTGCTCCACTAGCATATGCTGATGGGAATACTTTGTATTGTTTTTTTACTTTATAGTAACACGCATCTTTAGCCATAATTATTTTCTTAGTTTTGGTGATCTTAAATTTCCACCGCTTAATTTTGGTGTTCTTAAATTTTTGTATTTTTTTCCATGATTAGCAGGTTTAACTCTTGGCTTTGAATCTTCATCAACACCTAATTGATATTTTGTCCAACCGCCAAGCAACGCTATTCTTTGCCAAGCATCTAAATCTTGAGTCACTGCGGTGCTAACATGATCATATTTTCTTAAAACTCTATCTACAGGTACATTTGTAAGTGCAGCTGTAACATTTGCCCCCGCCATCCAAGCTGGGTTTTTTAAGCCTATACCTTCAGATTTCATTTCGTCCATATCCCATTTTAAACTTCTAGCTGCCATTTTTAATCTTGTAAATTTAGCATCAATAGGCGGGGATAAAGCAACAAATTCATCTGCAACTTTTTCATAATCAGGATTCTTTTTATTTGACTCTTGCATTAATTTTATAATTGCATTTTTTGCTACTGAAAAAAAAGCCGCTTTAGTCCCCATACCTCTTAATATAGAGTCGGCCATGCTATTGCCTACATCAAAATATTTTCTTTTATATTCTTCTTCTTCTTCATCTGTAAATGCTAATGCAAATAAACCTTTTTGTAATGCATTAAATATAATATTTTGTATAACTGCATAATAAGCAATTCTTTGCATTCTTATTAAATCACTTTGTAATAAAGTTTTACCAGGTATTTTTCTTCTATTTATCATATCAAGAATATCTTTCTTTTTAATTCTTGCATACTGAGCAGGTGTATTTGCCCAAGCTAAAACAAGCCTACCTAATTCGCTTGCTTGTTCTTTACTAATTTTATCCGGTCTACTTGATTGCTGAGATTCTTCAGCTGTTTCTTTAAAATCTAAAAATGCCTGAGCTTCAGCTTGATCTGTGGTCATTCCTTGCTTTTCATATGTTTTTACTCTGTTTCTGTAAAATGATGCACCACCTAACGAAATTGCAAAACTATCTGCCATTTGTGTAGGTAAAAATCCTACTTGTAATATTTTAGCAATAACTCCTTTTGCACCTCTTTTCTTTGCAATACTAGCAATATCAGATTCGCTTACATTTAATTTTAATCCACCTCTTCTGTCTCTTAAATATTTAGAATTAAATAAATTTATAAAATCTTTCCAAAATTGTTTTTGATTTGCAAAAGCTAAACCAGCTTTAAACATGTTGTTATCACTATAATTTATAAAATTAGCGGTAGATATTGTTTGTAGTAATGCCGATCTGGTGTTAAAGAACATTGTAACACCAATTGAGCCAGTCATCCAATCAATAAACCCTTGAACCATACTGTCTTTAGCGGGTTTTCTGTTAATACCGCTTTTCATTCTACGGATTATATCCTCTACAGCTGCTCTATATTTTTTACCGTATAAAGCTTCTAGCTTATTTAAATTTTGTTTAGTAAATATTTTATCAATATTTTCATTAAATTGTGTTAAATAATTACTTCTTTTAAAGCTATTAATATGTTCTGCCATATCTAAACCAATAGTACCAGCTACCCAGCTTTCATCTGGTTTTGGATAACTATCATTTTTATATGTGGCTATTAAACCATCTGCAAATTCTTTTAGCTTAGGATCTTTTCTTACGTAATTAACTAATTTTTTTTCATCTGTTTTTGATAACCCTGGAATAGTATGACCAGCTTTATTAAAAGCATATACTCTTACAGCATCTTCTTTAGTATATGGCTCTCCAGGTATTTCAGTAGTTAAATCTCTATTCTTTATACCAACTTGTTTTTTCATAGCATTAAAATCATCTAACATAGCCATTCTAGCGTTAGATAAATTATTTATACCTCTTGCAAATGGATCTAAAATATTTTCTTTTACCCAAGCAATTTGTCCTTCTCCTAGTTTTCCTTTACCCATAAATTTATACATAAGACCCATAAAGTCCTCTGCTTGCGGCGGAATAAATATATCAAATCTTCCTTTCTTCCTTCCTGCTACTTTTGCTTTAGCATCACTATATCTTTTTTCTTTAGCAACACCAGTTGTTTCTTCAATAATTTTATTAAAGTCAGCATCTAAATCAACTTCATTAAAATATGATTGCTGCATTTTAGCATTCATATCATCAATTTTTTGAGCCTTATCTAATACAGAATTATTATTATCTGTGTTTACATCTGAACCTCTTAACAATGGTGCTTTCTTAAGATTATTTTTTGCTGTTTGTTTTGTTGCAAACTCACCTTGATTATTAATACCAAACGTTTGTCCAATTGATTTGCCGTCTGTAAATATAATATTATTTACATCAATACCGCCATCAATATTTCCAACAGATGTATTAAAATATCTTTGCCACCAGAAGTTTGACATTACTTTCCAGCCAGGTAACATGCTTGTTCCAACGCCGCCTTTAGCTAATTTTTTGTTTTCTTTAGCATCTAAAGCAATTAATTTATAATTATCAACAATAGCATTGTAATCTGCTTTGAAGTTTCTATTCGTTAATATACTATCAAATAAATAAGCATATGCACCGGTAGCGGGCATTGCGTGTTCCATTTCGTATAATTTTAAAATACCATTTTTATTTACGGCTCCTTCAGGATTTAATGAATATCCAACAAATTCAGCACCTAATCTATGCGGATGATTTTTATTATTACTAACAAAAGAATAATACACAGCTAATGCCCTAGCTGCTTCTTTGCTTTCTGTAGGATCATTTTTTATAGCTTCATTTGTTCTTTCCCACATAGCGCGATGTATACGCATATTTTTCTCATTCCATTTTTTTATTGGTGATTTACCATCTTTACCAGGAATTAAATTTCTAGCAATTTTTTCAGGAGTTTTTATCATTGTATCATATGAAGATTGAGATAAATTATCTATATCAACTTTTTTGCCTTCTTCATTTGTATACGTATAATTTTCACCATAAACTATACTATCATCATTTTTTAACTCTTCTAATTTTTCTTGATAATAAGCATCCATTTTACCGGCAATACGATCGCTAACTCTCATTATAGCTTTTGTTGCAAAGAAAGCATCTTTTGGAAAATACGGGAAAACATGATTTTTCAATGCTTCTACAAAATTATCAATTCCTTTTTCTGTTTGAAGATCAAAAGCTTCTTCAATACCAAGATGTTTTAAAACTTTATTTATTATTTTAGTTCTCCCCTCTATAGCGGTTTCAGCTTCTAAAATAAATTCTCTATCAAGTATACTATCGGCTTTTTCTTGCGGTAATATTTCCGCTGTAAGCCCCACATCAGAATATAAAAAGTTTGATTTACCAGCTGCTGCATCTGCTCTAGCTTGCTGTTTTGCATCTGGTTTTATATCTAAGCTTTCTATTTTGTCAGTCGCAATTTTATTTACAGTATTTGCTGCTTTTACTTTAGCATAACCCTTTAAGTTCTGACCAATTTTTCTATCGTAGTTATTTAATTGGCCAGCCTCTGTAATACCTGCAAATTCAGACTGTACTTTTTCAATTGTTTCATTTAATATTTTTCCGGTAAATTCAGGTTTTAATTTATGTACAAAAGAGTTTTGTCTTCTTTTACCAGTATTATCATAAAAGAAATTTAAAACGTTTCTAGGTAAACCTATAGAAAGATTTTTTGCTTCTTTTGAAACTTCAACTTTTAATCCAGACTCATCAAGTACAGATATGTCACCAGATATATTTTCGGGCGCTAATGATTTTACAAACTTTCTAACTTCGTTTGCGTCGGCTAAATCCCTTTGTATATTACCCGCTTCAGAAGATTCAGGTATACCATCAGTTATTCTTTTAGCGTAAGTTAAATTAGCTTTTGGATTATCAATTTTATTTGCAGGTATATCAAACATTATACTACCAACTTTACCAGCAAACTTATCAGATAGTTTTTTATAAGTTAATCCTTTATAATTTTTTTCATTAACCTTAACAGCATCTTTTATAGCATCAACATTATTTTTTACATTCTTATATTCTAATGGATTTACTCTTGTTTCTTTTGTAGTTGTAGTTTCTTTAAATTCTGTTTCAGTCATTGTTTCTGTGCTAAAACTTTCTTCAAGAACTTGATCACCCATTTTTTTAGCTCTTTCAAATATTTCTGCTTTTCTACGCCCAAATACAGAGCTTAAATACGTTGTAACTTTTTCAGGTCCTGTATAATTTTTTAACACAGGGATTTTTCTTGCAGAAAAACCTTGCATTGCAGGAAATATACCATTTAATTGTTCTTTTACAGCATCTTTTACATTTTCCATTGTATATGGGCCAGATGGTGTAAACTTTAAAGCGCTGCTTATTACAGGCCAGTTGTGTTCAACAATTGCTTCAGTAATAGAAAATTTTGATGAATTATTGGTCGAAGGCGAATTAAAAGTTTGAGCTAATAATTCATTTGTTATTAGGCCTTCATCTAAATCTTTTTTAAATTCTTTACCTAAATCAGTTACTACATCGGAGCTTCTAAATTTACCTGTCTCAATATCTAATCCTGCGGTTTCAACTTCCCCTTCAAACGCGGCAAATTTTTCTTGTAATGCAAGCTGTATATTTTCTCTATTTATTCCTTTTGCATTTTTAAGCTTTTTTCTTAATTCATTTGCTGTATTTTGCGTTTCTAATTCATTAACCTTTTCTATTTGCGATTCAATTTGTTCTCTTCTTCCCCTTCGCATTATAGCATTATTTGGACCCATATCTTCATTTTCCTGTATCATAGCGTTTAGCTTTGCTATACCCTTTAATCTATCTGATTCTAATTCCATATTAAACTCAGCTTTTCTAGTCTTTATTTCTTCTTCTTTTACAGGCGCTTTAGGTGTTGTAATAGGCCCAAGCTTAACTCTTCCTGACTTTGCAAAGGTTTTATTGTAATTTTTTAAAAAATCAAATGCTTGTTGACCAGTTTTAATATTAGCTTTATTTATTTCGTCAGCTGATAATTTTAATTTATATTTAAAATAATCATTTATTTTATCAGCAAAGTTTTGCCAAAATCCAGTATCTTGTCTTTTCCAATCAATATTTCCAATGTTTATTTCATCAGATATTGCAGTAAAAACTTCTTGTGCATATTCTGCTTCTGTATATACTCGTCCATCTTTTTGCTTTCTACCTACAAATGTTCCGTCTTCATTGTATTCTCCGTAAGTTCCTTTTAACCTACTTAATATATTATTTACAGTGCCTTCAGATATTCCTTTACCAGACTGTTCTTGTAAATAATTGTTTAAATCTTTGCTAATGTTTATTATTTCTGCATCAGTAAAAGTACGATCTAAAACGGCATGCAATACTTCATGCGGCATAGCTGCAGACAATACATCTAATTTTGATTCAAACTGTGCTTGAGTACCACGAGTTCTTATTAACTTTTTATTTAAAAATATAAGCTGTTTACTTCCTTCAGTATATGGTGTTACAAAAGCAGGAGCATTTGAATTATTTACCGCTTCTTGCAGCTCTGGAGATATATCATCAGTAAATTTAAAATTACCATTTTCGTCACTTTCTACAAGTGTTACATCATCAGCAACACCTAATGATTTTAAAAAGCTTAATCCATTTTTAATACCTTTTTCGTAATTTTTTATATAATCATTGAAAGTAAGAACTCCACTTTCACTGAGTTCTCCTGTTGAACTTAGCTTACTTATTTCTTGATCAATGTCACCTAGCTTGTTGCTTTTTGTATTTTGATCAGTAATCATTTTTCTTGTATGCAATAAGTCAGCAAGCCTAGCTCTATTTTTATTATTTGCTTTATTGCCTAATTTAGCATTTGCTTCATCAAGAAATTGAGAATTTTCTAATATTTGATTTCCAACTTCTTCACTAATAAATTTTTTCTTTTTTAATCTATCTACAAATTTGATAACCTGTTTACCATCATAGTTACCGTTAACCATGTTATCTAAATTAGTAAGATTTTTTGCTAATTTTACTGAAAATCCTTTTGTTGAATTTTTGTACATTTCAAAAGCAACATTATGATAAGTACCTCCAATGCCACCAATAGCTTCATTAAACCCCTCTGTAAAACTTAAATCTTCACCAGCAGTTTGTTGTGCTACCATTTCTCCACTAAATTCAAACCCAGGCTGCACTATAAGTTGTGACCCTAATGCTCTTGTAAATTGTTCACCACCGGTTGCCAAAGGTTTTACCATCATACCCGCCGCTTTAGCACTCATAAAGTTTGCAATCGCTATAGGTATACCTCTTTTAATTCCTTTTTCTCTTGCTTGACTTTGTATTTCAGGATTCATTAAAGCTTTTTCTACTGTTTCGGCATTGGTTATATCTATTTGATTTTCTTGCATAACATCTAAATATGCGTTTCCATATTCCATACCAAAACCAGCAATCGCTGTCCATGCTTGCAATGCCTTAGCTGCTGTTGGTGCACCCCCTATAGCTGCACCACCACCTACAATTGGAAAAAATATTTTTGAACCACTTCTTATTAATTGGCTCATTGAATTTCCAAATAAAGCTGTAGAAATTTCAAATGGATTTTGACCTAATAATTTTAATTGTTCCGCAACAGAGTCAGCATTTAAGTATTGTTCGTATACTCTAGAATTTAATATACCTTGTTGGTATGCTTTTTCTGTGGCTATTAATTTTGCAACTTCTGCGGCATCTTCAGGGTTATCCATGTCAACGCCACCGTAAAGTTCTGACATAATAGTAGAATTGATTTTACCACTACTCCAGCCGCTTTTTATATTATTTAAAAAATTCTTATATTGATCTGTATACTCACCCCTAGTTCTTTGCACATCATCAAAGTTAAGCAACATTGTTGAAATTTCATTTAAATCGTTTAAATTTTTAGAACGTTGATATAGTGCACTGTGCTTAGTAGAAAAATCATTTAAAGGTTTTGCATTATTAACAATAGTGTTTAGCGCATCTATTTTTGAATTTAATAAATCATTTTCTTCTTTACTTTTTGGTTTATATTTTTCTAATTTACTAATATCACTGCCAATAATTTGTTCAATTTCTTTTGTTGCATTATCTATTTGACTGTTAAATTCATTAACTTTTAATTCAAAATTTTTATTATTAAATTCTAAATCATATGCTTGTTCCCATTCTTGCTGTAGTTTTTTCTGCTCTTGTTCAATTACAGGAATTTCTTTTTCAATTTCAGCTCCTGCTTTATTTTTAATCTCAGCATAAAATAAATTTAAATCACCCTCTGCTTTTAAAAAATCAGGGTTAGTAGTTATATTTGAATAGTCTTTATTTTCCTTTTTAAATTTTTCTAATTCTGATTTTAAAATATCTCTTTTTGCAAAGCCATTTTGATCAAAATATTCAGGATATTTTTTTATTTCTTCTTCAGTGCCTTGATATGACCTTTGCATAATACCTGGCGCTAAAAGTTTTATTGTTAATGGAATTGGCACACTACCAGGTTGTTGATACCTTGTTGTTTTAAATTGAAGTTGTTCAATAAAATTAATTCTTTCTTGATTATTTTTACTTTTATTTTTAAGGTTTTTTATGTCTTTATAATTAAACCCTCGGCTAGCATACCAATGATCAGCAAATAATTCTTCAGTTTGATCTTCGTCATACATTTCGCCAGAGCTTCCTTTAAATTGAACTTTGCCATCAACTCCAGATTCTATCATTGATTTTTTCAATTTTTGAAATTCTTTAAGATCAAATTCTTCAAGCTTTTTAGGTGAAGCATAACCTACAGCGTCTTTTTTATTTGCTTTAACAAATTCTTCTAATTCATCAAAACTATTTCCCCCTCTGAATAAATCTCTTTTGTTAATTTTAAATGTTTTTGTTACAGGATTTTCAGCGTCAGTTGTAGATACTTTTACAAAATCACCTATACCAGTTTCTTCAAAAACAAAACCATATTTGCCAAATCTTTTCATTAATTCTGGCTGTACTTTTTCTTCCGTAAAGTCTTGAAAACTAACGGCATTTGATTTTCTAGTTCTTATATTTTCAAAGTATTTAAAATCTTCTTGTTCTTGAGGGGTAAATTTACTTGCACCTCCAGTTAAAATATTAGCTCTGCTTGGCGCTGATACCGATGAACCAGGATCCAATTTGGAATCCGTACTGCTTAGGTTTTCTAACCCTACACTCGCAGTCTCCTGTACAGGGTCGTTTGACTTTCCCAGTTTAAACTGAGTTTTAAACGAATCAAAATCTTTTGTATATAAACCATCTTGCGATAGTTTATTATGCAATTTTTGAGCCGCTTCATCTTCTTCAAATTGTTTTAAAAAATCATCATAGGATTTTGTATATAATTTATCAGAAAATAAATTATTATATAAAATTTTTGGATCTGCCATATTGTTTAATTTAAATCGTCGTAAGCGCCGCCAGTATTAGCTGGAGTATTTTTACCTGTAATTTCATTCCATAGTGGGCCAGTTGCATTTGCTTCATTTTTTTGGGCCCATTCTTGTAACCATTTTTTACCTGACTTTGTTCTGTTTAATTCGTTAAACCATTGTCTGTATCTTGCATCTTTAAATTTGCCTTTATCAGCTAATTCTTTTGCCCTTATTATAATTTCGTCATTTGCTTTAACTTCATAATTTCTAGGATCTTTAGCTTCAGCTCCAAAGTTTATTAACAACTTTTTATAATCAGAAGGACTATAAGCACTAAATGTAACTTTTTTAGCGTCAGTATCTGCTAAAAATTTAACATTTGCTATAGGTACATCTGGGTTATATCCAGGATCGCCTTTCTTTAATGTTACCTTATAGCTTTTTGGATCACCAGCATAAATAGTTATATTGCCATCGTAGTCAACGTTCACATCGGTAATTGATGTTTTTTCACCACCATCAAACTCGTATTTTTTGTTTTTAAATATACCTTTTAGTTCTTCAGCGCCTTGATTTACTTTCATATTGTCAACTTCAAAACCTAAATCAATAACATTAGTAAGATTATTTAAACTTCTATTTAAATCATTTTTTTGAACATTATAATATCGGTTTTCATCATAAATACCTTTTTTCTGAAACTCTGAAAGACCTCCCGTTTCTTGTTGTTCTTTTGGTTTATTAAATTTATCTAATACACCATTATTTTTTATAGATTGTATTTGATAATTTCTAGTTAGTTTATGTTTAGCCACTAAACTAGCTCCATAAATTTTATCGTATTTATCTTCATTTATTTTTAATGGGCCGTCTAATCCAACAATTCTATCATTTTTTAAACCTCCTACTCCAACTTTCATAGCTTTATCCATTATTCTATCAATTTGATCATCGCTTAATCCATGATCATCACCAAACGCGGTTTTAAACGCAGCTAATTTTTCACCTGGGCTTGCTTTAACTATATTGTTATAAAAATTATTTACTCCAGTAATATCTGGTATTTTTGAAAAATCATACGTCCCATCTTCATTTTTTATTTTTAGATCGCCATTGTCATCCAAATAACCTTCTAGGCCGTTTGTTCTATCAATTGCTGTTTTTATTTGTCCCTCAGCTTCAAAATATTCTTCATCATCATCATACGATGCTTTGGTAAATTTTTGGTTTAATATATTATTAACTTCTGCTGTTATAGATCCATCACCTTCTTTTTGTGTATACGCTTTATCCCAAGCATTATTTATTTCAGTTCTAGCAGCTCTAGTGTCAGTATTCATTGCTAAATTCATTTCATTAGAGCTTATAACTTCACCAGTTGGGTTTCCCTTTGCGTCTAATACTTCAAAAGATGATTCAAATCCCTTACCTTTAACAAGTTTAAAATTAGTTTTTAATCTACCTTCTTGTTGTAAACTTTTATAATATAATTGTTTTTCCTGTCCCTCGCCACCTAAATCTAAATCTTCTGATGGTATAGTTTCAACATCCCCTGCTACAACACTTAATGCTTTAATTGCAGCATACTCTGATTTAAAACTATTAGTATAATTTTTCATTTGTACGCCTTCTATTCTATTTTCTTCACGAGGCGTAAACAAACCTTTTAGACCTTTTTGTCTTTCTCCTTTTTCAAAAGCAAATTCATAAAATTCATTTAGAGTACCTTGCATTGTTTCCGCAGTCATTTTAGCATTGCCTACAAGTGTTTCTAAATGTGCCTCTAGTTTAGCTCCTTCTTCATATACACCTTCTTTATATTCATCTCTAGCTTCTTGTCTTTCTTGAAAAATTTTTTCTCCTTGAGCTAAGCCTCTTTGAAACGCTTGATCAAATGCTTTTGTGCCTGCAGTATAGTCTACTGAGAAAAATTTTGGATTTTCGTATGCTCCCATATTTATTATTTTATTAACCTGTGTCTTTTGACCCTATAATACCTCCTGCTAAAGCGCCGAACGCACCACCTAATGCTTGGCCAAACATTTGATTTCCTTGGTTAGCATATTGAGAAGCTTGATTTGCAGCGTTTTGCTGTTTTGCAGCTAATCTATTTAATAATTGATTGTCTCTTCTTTCTTGCGCGCCAAATTTAAACACAGCACCTTGTGCTCTTGCTTGTTGCACTCTTCCCTCTTCTCTTAATTGCAGTTGTTGCATTTGTTGTTCACCTTGTGCTCTTAGCCTAGTATTAGTTGCTTCTTGCTTTTGTATATCTGCAGCAATATTTGCTTTACTCCTCGATGCTGCTTGAGCTAATGCCGTAGCACCTCCAGCTCCAGCTCCCGTTGCTCTTAATGTATCTAGTGTAGTTGCTAATGATATATCCTGTTCTTGTGCTCTCATTTCAGCTGCAGCAGTTGCAACTTGCAAGTTTTCAAATGGATTACTAATCATATTACTAAGATTTTTAATATTAGCATATGGATCTATTACAGCTTGTCTATTTGCTTCAACATTTGATATTCTACGTTCTAAAGCAGCAGATTCTTTTCTTGCTCTTCTCGCCGCTCTTCTAGCTCGACCTGCACCAAATAAGCCACTTATTAGTGATGCCCCGCCGGAAATTGCCATTGTAATTGGGTCCATATTTATTATTTTGATGATTGCGCAACTTCACTTGAAACTGCAAATAATTCTTGTTTACTGTTTTCTGTTGTATTTAATGTAACATCCATATACATACCCTTAATCCCTGAGATATGTTCATGACCAAATAAAATTTCATTTTCACCTGGTGCGCTAGATTTATTTTGCAATATAGAGAAATATTTATTTTCTTTTTTACTAAACATAGATGGTAAAATACTTATTAAATCATTGTTATTATCATAACCATAATCGTACTGATATTTTGATATATTCTCTGCTGTGTCAGATGAATTATTATTATCAGCATCTGTTTTTATATTATTAGCATACCAACCGCTAGTTCCTTCATACCCTAATGTTTTAAAGTTTTTAACTGTTGAAGCATCTGTATTTACAATTAAAGAAATTGTTGAAGCATTTGAAGATAAACCATAAAATGTATTATAGCTACCAGATGTACTATGATGCTCATATATATTACTTTGATAAAAAGTATAAAATGTATTATTTAAAGTAAACCCAGCTTCTGGATAATATGTATAAAAACTTGTCCAGCCTCTAGAGTTCTCATCATAAGCAATTGTTTTTGCTGAATCTTTTAAATGTAATATATATTGGTCTTTTACATTATCATATAACCCAACTAGCTTTGTATTATTTTTAAGATTATCTTTAAAATAATCATGCATACCATAATTTGATATTTCTGTTAATCCGTCTCTTGTTAATCTTAATACAACACCTCTTTTTCTATCTGTAAAATATTTTCTATTTCCTTTAATAGCAAAACTTTCTGGGTTTAAGCTTATACCATATTTGCCTAAATACGTTCTTACCTGCCCAATTACAATATTTGATGCTGTTGACAACGGTTGGCCTTCCGCTGTAAATATAAAATCTTTATTTATACCTGCCGCATTTACTTTATCTTCTTGCAATATAAATAGCTCACGATCTTCAGCATGAAGTTTTTGTATTGATCCATCTGTAATATCAACTGCTTTTGTAATATTTGCACCAATAGGAAATTGATTTAATTCATTAACACCAGTTTTTGAATTATAAATACCAGAATATATCATGGCATTTTTTCTATTTATTACAGTATAATCGTCATTTACAGCATACGCACGGACGCCTTGATCCATTTGGGTATTATTAAATCCACCCTTTATTCTATTTTCTTCTATATGGTATTTATTACTAGCATTACTAGAATAGTCAAAAGACTTTACAAATATAGAGTTAAAATAACCGATTTCTTTAATAGCTGCCATATTATTTTATTATTACATATTTTCTTAATTCTCTAAGGACCAGGGTATCCGCTACAATTGTTGTCTTGGTCAATATATCGAACTTTACCACCAACTACTTCCGTATGTATACCTGTGCCATCTCCCCCTCCAACAATCTGTGTTATAACAGCACCTGAATTAAACGCGGTAGTTAGAGCAGCGTCTGTATATACCTCATCATTATATTGTGGTGTTAATGATGTTGACGTATTTGATGTAGGCCTTTTAATATAAAAGTTTTGACTAGGGGAATTAGAATTTATAACACCACAAATATCAAGTATTGCTCCATATAAATAATTACCCCAAAACCATCCCCCCATTGTAACATCACAAGTTGCGGATGCAGAAGTTAATCCGCCATCATCAGTAACAGTCATTGTAATTCTATATATTTTTCCAACTTCACTTGCTGGAAAATTATGATTATTTGCTGAAACAGCGCCAGTGCTCCCATTTACTGTAAATTTAGAAATTTGTGTGCCACTACTGTCTTCATCATTACCCCCTGGGTCATATGTAACACCAGTTATTGCATATGCACTTGTGCCTGTAAATATATTATCTTGATCAGGGTCTGCGCTACCATTTACCGTTGTATTTAATGGACTAAATACTACTGCTGTTGATCTAAAATGTATATGATTTGCTGTTGCTGGTAAAACTAAAGTAGGTGTTGAATTATTCAAAGTAATTGTAAAATTTTGATATATTGCAGGATTATTTTGATTATCTAATACTTTTATCCTTACGGTATATGTATGTCCAGACGAACCATAATAAAATTCAGCATTAGTTATTCTTAATTGATATATGCTATTGCCTGCGTCGTGAATTCCAAAATGTGTTTCTGATGCTTCTTGCAATGGTGGAGTTGCCCCATCTTCTAATACACTAACAATTGAATATGTCAAACCACTAGGAATAACTGTACCATCTTGATCCAATGTTTGCAAATTAGTACCTACTTGATTAGGCGCTGATAATCCTTCATCAAAACTTGCAGCTGTAGTGGTATTATTAAATTGTATAGTTGTTGGTATTTGGCCACTTGGTGTTCCTCCACCGCCAAATCCATCATTAATTTCATTTTTTAAATCAGAAATTAAACCACAAGTTAAAGTCTCATAATATATATCTAAGGCGCTTTCAAATGGTTTTGTTTCCCATACTGAAAACCCTAATGTTCCAATAAATATTAGCGGTTGCTGAGTTGATATATTAGCTAATGAAACCCCAATATCGCTACCATATCCATCTGGTAATTCAGCTAATAAAGGATTTTTTTTCCAATTATGAAATGGTAAATATGTATTACCTGTTTCTTGCTCTACGCCTGTATATGCAGGATTAATTAATTCTAATCCATGATCAATTGCTTTTCCAATACTTGTTATATCAATTAAAGGGCCATCATCCATTATATATGTTAAGTAACTATTTACTTTAGGATATAAGCTTACATTGGTTGGAAATACAGAATTATCACCAACAGATTCTTCTGTTGTATCTCTAGGTACTTTATTTATATTATCACCATGCAATACTAACCAAGTTCTTTTATCTTCATCGCTGTGATATATACCAGAATGAGCAGCCAACGTATTCACATTTGGCACGCCATCTTTTGCCTCTGGAGCATATACGTTATAATAATCTTGTTCTGTTTGTTTTACAACAATTTTATAAGAATACCACCCAGTTGGATTAGCTGTTGGATTAAGTGGGTCATATAGTACTGAATTACTATTTATATCACTATCCGGTATTGGTTGATTAAATTTTATTTTTAAAACTTCGCCATTCCAGCTATTTGAAACTTCATTAGTATTTTTTGCATTAACCTTTACTATTGAATTATCTATATTATCAGATAAAAATACAGGTGATTGTCTACCATATCTATCCGATAATACAATACCAACTTGATATGTTCTTCTTGTTTTTATTGTATGATATGGATACTGTATATGATATTTTTCGCCAGGTTCTGTGCTGCCTTTATTTTCTAAAAAAATTTCATAATCAAATGAATATGAACTATAAGGTTTATTATGAGGATTTTCTTGATAATTACCATAAACAATTCTGTTACCTATTATTTCTTGTGCTTTAGCTTTAGCAGGTACATTATCATATACTCTAGTAACTTGTGCTTCTGGTAAAGTTTTATAAGGTAAATTACCTTTGTACGTATAATTATATATTTTGTCAGATCCAACACTCGCATCTGTAACACTAAGTTGTGCCATAGCTTTCAATGATGGCTTATCTGATTCTTTATATAATATCTCTATTTTGTCAATTTCAAAATCAGTTGTAGGACTTGCTGAGGGCAGTTCAATTTGTAACCTAACATGTGCAATATCATTAAGAAAACTTTCTAATTCTGTTGTTTTTGCAGCAAGCTCTTCTTGACTAGCTGTTATACCACCCGCGTTATAACTTGTTCCCGCTGAGTCTTCATAATTAGCATTATATGTTTTGGGTATAAAACAATGCTGCGTAAACGGTGATATTAATGAATATTCTCCATCTAAATATTTAAATCTATATGCAAATCTTACAAATTTTTCTTCTAATCGTTCATTTTGGTTTAAAAATGTTAATTCTACAGGGTTTACTCCATCGTATACAATAGTAACATTTTGGTCAACCGTAATTGTTAATCCATCCGAACTCACGCTTTCTACAACACCAATTGCTGTTCCGCTTTCATATATAGTTTGCCCCTCGTGAATATCATTGTTATAATCAGTTAATATTATATCTGTATTTGCTGTAACTGAAGTTGTAGTTTCAGCTATTGTTTTAGCTTTTTGCATACCAGTGTAGTATGTAGAGCCTTGCTGAGTTAAAACTTGGGGAGGGGTATAAGGATAATATTTTGCTACAGATATTTTATCTTCATTATTGTAATAACTTGTATTATTAAGGGCTGTTAATACATTTATTCTTCTTGGCTGATTTAAATTGTCTGTCCAAAATAATAAATTATCAATTAAATTAATTCCTGTAATTAAATAATTTGTATTAAATTTTAAAAAGTTACTTGTATTGTTTATTAAAGATATAGGGGCTGTTGTTGAACCTGCTTCATAATAATAAATATTATCAGTATAATTTCCAGTGCCCTTTACAAAATAAAATACTCTATATTCATTATTACTTGTTCTTTCGCTATCTACGTAATACCCTATAACAGTGCCTTTATTAATATTTGATGAATATGGCAATGCGTTGCCTAAAATATTTTGTACAGTACCAACATCAGAACCTTCAGATTTAGTTATATAAATATTTTGAGCATCCACATATTCTCCGTTTTTTAATAAACGAGCATCTAAGTCTTTATTCATTTTACCTTCTAAAAAGGTATTTTTAAGTTCTGGCATATTGTTATTTAATTATCTTAGCTTTACCTTTCATTACTTGAGTAAGCTCCTCCATTTTTAAATTATACAATCTAATTTTAGCATTTCGCATTGCTGCTCTACGCTCTTTTTTAAATCTATTAACTATATATTCTGGCATATTTGCCTTTGCGCTTGCAATACCAAGCGATATGTGTTTATATAATGCCTCCTCAGCAAACTTATGCACTTTCATTTCATCATCAGTTCCTAAGCCGTCTGATATATATCTTAATGTTATAATTTTATCAGCTATATTACTACTAAAACTAATTTTACCATTTGCTTCATCAATTATAAAGACACCGTTTTCAGTTGTAGTTTCAGGATTTAATCCGTATCTGCCACCATAAACCATTAATCTATCTAAACTGTTATCAGCATTATAATTTACCTCTGTATCATTTGCTGAGCCAGATATTTTAGTAATATCAAAGTTTTTAAATCTATCTTCAATAACCGAACTACCTAATAGTAATTCATCGTTTTGGTCATATAAATATTTATAATCTTCGTCCTGCAGTATAGGTTCAGATGCTTTTGAAGATAATCTTGTCGGCATAATTAATCTTTCAATACCTGCGTCGTCTACAAATGATATTTTAACATAATTAACATAATCTTGCGGCATTGGTATTGATAAACTTGGGCCAACTTCTATTTCTTGTATTTTTTCAACTCTTGCAATATCAAAAGCAAATTCCTGTATACCTCTTTTCGCATGAAACAATACGTCTGTTTTATTTACGCTATTTATTAATTTGCCATCTCCAACATATGCAACCATATAGTTGCTCACGATGTCCGCTAATGTTGTAAATCTATATCTGCCTAATCCACTATCTTTTAATATAACAGTTACTACATCATTTAAATTTGTAGCAGCTATTGTTATTACGCCTGTATCTGCATTATATGTTAAGCCTGAAGTTATTTCAACATTATTAAGTGTAACATTAAATCTTTCAGTGCTTTCAGGTAATGGGTCTAATGTTACTGTAAAATCAGTCTGGCCTTGCGTTGCAATAAAAGTTTGCTTAGACTCGTAATATTGATATGCTGTTTCTTGTAGTAGTCCCATTTATTATGAATTTTCTAGTTGTATTACCTTTTGTTCCTCAGCGTTTGCTACTTGTATTACAGTAGGGTCTTTTATTATTACACCAGCGTGTGCTAATATTTTTATAATTAAATCAACTTGGTCGGATTTATGTATTTCAAAATCATATGACGTGCTTGCTTGATAATTATAAGCATTTGTATCAGTAACCCTTGTAAAGCTCCATTTAGGTTCTTGTGGAACTTTTACATAATCTATCGTAGCAGATGATAAAGTTGATGGTAAAAATTTAATGTTTGTACTAATTGTGTTATCTGCAGAAGTTTCTTGATTTGTAGTATTTGCAGATGATGATTCAATATAGTATACGGGGTAAGATAATGTAGGTGATGTTAATTTTGAAGCATTTATATATGTTAATTCAGATTTTTTAACTTCTTGCAAGTTAATTGTTCTACTTTTTGTAGTTATACCTATAACTCTATATAAATCTGCTGGTAATGTTGATGCTCCAGCTGTTATACTTAATGATGCTTCTTTTGATAAAATATCAATTTTTTCTTTTATGTTTTTTGGCAAGTTACCGTATTCGTCATTAGTTACATAGCTTTTTTTTCTATTCATTGCTTTATTATAATCATAAAAAGCTCTTTCAAGTAAGTCTAACTGCACTTGTGCACCTATTCTATTAAATTGATCCGGCGTCAAATATCCTCTACCTTCTTTATTTAATATTGAAAGTACGGTTCTATATACTGAATTTACTGATATTGCCATATTTTTTTTATATAATGATTAAGCCGCCGAAGCGGCATAACCACTGTAACGACTATTTAAGTTTTTTCTCAATTGTTTGATAAACTTCAACACCTTCATCTGTTTTAAACCAAGCAGCTAAAGCTGAATATGGATTTTCATCAAATGGTACTGTTATAAGTTTTCTATCTGTCGATCCCCAAGTAAATGTTCTTTGATCGCTTGAAAGTTTAATAATGTTATTTTCTACGGCTTTTATACCCATATTTCTAACATTTATGTTTTCGTCATTTGCAAGTTCTAAGAACAGGTTTGGATTGTTTCTAGCAAATAATAGTAGATCTCTTTTAAGCTCCTTAGAAGTCATCTTAGATACCTCATTTCCAATTTCTGACCTCAAAATTGCTTCAGCGTGATCAACATCTAAAGTTCTTGCTGTGTTCAACGCTTCGATTTCTAATTCCAATACATCTAAATCATCTTCTGCGATAGCAACTGGATTGTATTCAATAAATTTGCTACCGTTATGTGGATGATGTGCTAGAAAAATTTGTAATGTTTGTTTTTCTTTTGGAACAAATAATTTACCATCTCTAAATGATATATGGTCTAATCTTTGATCTCCTTTCATTTCATCTACAAATATTGTTTTTTGATTTGCACAATATTTAATTTCTCTTTCGTATCCTTTTTCTTTATCAAACCATAAGATACCTCTTGTTTTGATTTTGTATACAACAGGTGTTTCTCTTATGTTTAATTCGTATAATTTGTCTTTAATTTCCCATTTAGGCGCTTGCACCTCAACAGGCTTTGTTTTTGTTTTTGCCATGATATAATATAATAAAAATGTTAATAAAGGTAAAGATTACCCCCGTAGTTACAACGAGGGTAAAATTTACTTTAAATATTAAGAGTCAAATCTAACAAAGTTGTTAGCAGCTTGAACTACTAAACATCTTTCTGATAGATAGTGTACTTCCATCTTGTCATCACCGATTGTAGATGCACCACCTACTGAACCTGTAATCCAAGTTTTCATTTTTCTATCATCAGCTTCGCTAGCTCTATATCTTACGTGTAAGAAAGGTCTCTTAACGTTTTTACCTAATTGCTGATCGTAAACAGATGTAGTACCTGCTGGGATTAATAATCCGCTTAAACCACCAACTAAACCTCTTGTAGACTTATTATTTAAGTACTTCCAGTCAGTTTTGTAAAAATCATAAGATCCTCTTCTAAATCCTGTAAATCCAAGATTTAATGCCATATCTTCTGAGTTATTAAATACCCCATAAGCAGTACCACCTTGTGCACCTGCTGATAGACCAGCTAATAAATCATCGAATACTAAATTAGCGTCTCTATTTAAGAACAACATGTTTTCTTCAATAGCTCCTTGCTTATCTAGTTCTTTTAATAAGTCATCATACTCGCTTAATGTAGCACCTGAATCAAATTGATTGCTTGCAACAATCCCTCTGTTTCCGATAGCTTGTAATAAACCTTCAGATCCTTCAACACCTACTGTAGATGTACCATCAGCTTTTTCAGCTTCTACTAGTACCATCTCTAAGTAATCTTCAAATCTTTTAGTTGTATCACCTTGCGATTTTAAATACCACAAGTATCCACCTTGTCCAGATTCTCCAGAAACTTCAACCCACCCAATTTGAGCAGCATCAGATCCTTGAATTTCAAAGTGATCTTTAATGATCATTGGTTTGTTAGTGAAAGTTTTGAAGTTTGGCTCTACTGAGTCAGTCATACTTGCACTACCTTTGATAAATTCAGAACCGTAAACAAAGAAAGAAATTGCAACCGCAGTATCACCCGCTGCTAAATTTCCTACGTCTTGTAAATTTGCACCTGCATAAGGCTTAATAGTTAAACCTGTTTCAGAAGCTTCGATACCAGCTGTTACTAAACATTTTACAACTTCAGTACCACCAGCACCTACAACAGAAGCTACAACAGTAGCACCTTTTCTTACAGCGTGCTTGTTGCTTGACCCACCGTCGATGTCAGTGATTGCAGTAATTTCTCCGTTAGTACAGTTAACAGTACCGTTATATGCTAAGTGTAATCTACCTTGCTCCGACCAAATTACTTGATCAGAAGCCATAGGCATTTCAGCACCTATCATTTTAATAAATCCAGATATAGATCTATCTCCATATCTTTCTACTTCAGCCTCATATAGCTCTGGTAAATATTGTTGTGCCCAACCGTTGTTTTGGATGTCTAAGTAGTTTTGCCCATAGACCATCTTTTGCGCAGCTGGTGAAACAATACTTCCTGCTACAGGACCTACAAATGTATTATTGTTTGCCATTTTTAATTAATTTTTTTAGTTTAATAATTTTTCAGTTTTAATTTTAGCCCTGAATTATTATCACCTGAAATAACTCTCACTTTTGTGCCGCCGGCTTCAACAAACCCATCAGCAGTTTTTCTAGGATCCATATTAATGTTCTTAGCTTCTGCCGTCATTTGTTTTATAGTGTCTGCTTTGCCTTGCTCATAAAAGTGATTAGCTATTGCGTCAGGATTAGAAGCAGCAAATAAAGCTTTATGAAAATCACCAGAGTTGGTTAGGAGCGAATCCTGATTAACAAATTTATCAAAGACACTTGATATATTCTGTGTTTTCACTTTGCTTACATCTTTAACATTGAAACGATATTTTTTTTCTCCAACATTGAAATTAAAACCTTTAAAATCATTATTGAAAACTTTATTAGTTTCTTGCTCAAAATGTGATGTTTGCTTCTGCAATAATTCATCGGCTTGTTTTTGCTCTTCAGTATATCGATTGAAAAAGTCAACTGCTTTTTGTTGCTCAGGAGCTAACTTAGAACCCAACTTGACTTCTTTGTAATATGTGTCCTTGAGACCTGTCAAAAAGTTTTTAGCTTTTGCAACCTCTTCCTTAAGAGCTAATTTTTTTCTTTTTATATCTCTATCCTCATCTACTTCTTCGTCATATGAAAAATTATCTTCCATAAGGAATTGTATTTCATCATAACTTAAATGAGGTTTAGTTTGTTTATAGTATTCAGCTAATAATGCATCTTGATCTACATTACTATAATCCGCGTTTAACCTAACATAATCTTCCAGGGTACCACCTGTTTCATTCATGAACTTTACTAAGTCCATCATGTTTTCAGGATATTCTACCTCTGGTTCTTTTGTTTTAGCTTTGATTTCTTCAGCTGGCTCAGTTTTGCTTTCTTCTTGCTCTGCAACCACTGGAGCCTCACCATTACTGGTTTCGTCATTAATTATTTCTTCTAATACTGGTGTTTCTTCTACTTTTTCTTGTTGTACTTCTTGCAATTCCACTTCGGTTTCTTGCCCAGCTTTTTCATTCTCGCTGCTTCCGCGTAACACGCCATTTTCTGTTTCTTGTTCTTGAACGGCATCTGTTTCTGTTTTAGGTTCGCTTAAATTTACTTTGTACATGCCAGACTCCGTGTCATAATTGGAATCTTTCTGCACCGCTTCTTCTTGTTCAGCAATAGACTTTTCTTCAGCATCTATTACTTTTGCTTTAATTTCTGCCATAATAAAATATTATATAATTATTTAAAAATTTATCTTGGTTCAAATTGTTCTAAACCAAACCCACCTAAGTTATCCATACCCGCGGATTCAAACTGTTTAGGTGGTTTACCAGATTTTCTCTGATCTATAAGTTCACTTTGTTGTGAAGCCTGTATTTTTGTTCTTTCGTCTTTTCTATCTTCTTTATACTTCTCTTTATCTTTAATTACATTTGATTCAGCTTCCTTAAGCTTTAAATTTAAATCAAATTCAAATTGCATTAATTCTTTCTTAATTGCTGCTTCTCTTTCTAATTTTGCAATATCAAATTGAGATTGTGCTTGTGCAATTTGTATTTTACTTTCAGCTGTTCCTTGTTGTTTTTGTATTTCAGCTTCTGCTGCTGCTTGAGCTGATTGTGCATTAGATTGTGATTGAGCTTGGATATTTTCTTGTTGTATTTGTCTATCCTGCTCAAACTTTTTACGTCTTCTAATTTTTAGTAATTGATTAGCAAGTTTTAAATTTCTTACTTCTCTTACATCAATAGCATCTTCTAAATTTATTTGCTGTTGTTGAATTGCCATTTGAATATTATTTTCAAGCAATTGTTTTTCTTCTTCGTCTGGTGATAATTCTAAAAATATACCAAAGTCATGTATATGTAACTCTTTTATTTCATTTAAATTACCAACATCAATTTTGCCTAAAGATTGCATAAATTGTTGATGTGTATTTCCATATTCTAATACATCTGATATTCTTAATGAAACAGCTTCAGCAGTTTTCAATGTTAAATATAAACCGCCTTGCAATATATGTCTTGTAGCTGTATTACTATTAGCTGCTGCTATTTTTTGTAAACCAACTAATGCATTTCTATCAGGCGTGCTTCCGTCTCTTGCTTCATTTAATCCTGTCACATCTCGCATCATTTGTAAATAATAATTATACGATTGAATTAAACTTGCAATTTTATTATTACCACCACCTGTTTGTAATTCTTGAATAGGCACTTTTGCATTATTAAGATCGCCATCTTGTGTAAATGATCTACCAATAACAGAACCTGTTTGGAAATACATATTCAATGCTTCTTGTGGATTATAATTTGTACCGTTTCCTAAATCCACTTCAGCAATACCGTCCGCATCTAAGAATACTCCGTTTGGAACCATTCTGGAGAGTACTTGCTGTAATTTAAGATGCGTTATTTGAATCATGTCTGCGAACGACGTCATTCTTCCGACTAATGATTCAGGCTTACCTTTATATATTCTAGGCGCCACAATATTATAGCTCATCTGTACTTTTGTAACATCTGACTTAGGTCTTGTCATATTAACAGCTTTACGCCATTTTAATAATTTTTCAATACCCACTATTTTTGACCCCTCATATAATACCTCAATTGATCTATTTACTTTTTGAAATCTAGCTCTACTATCTTTAGGCGGGTTAAATTGATCATCTTTCTTTAATGCTTTTTGATAACCGCTTCCACCCTCTTTTATTTTATAAACTTGATTTTCAAAAGTTTTATATTCAAAATTTAATATATAAACATAATTTTTATCTGCAGCATCTGCAGTGTATGATTTATTATATAATTTTGAATTACCAGAACCGTAATTTTCTAATTCTTCTAAATCCTCGGTGGTTAACTCTGGATATTCTTTTTTAAGTTCAGCTATGGGTGTTTTTCTTATTTCACCTACATAATATATATCATCAAAATATGGTGATTCAGTATAAGAATAAACTAAATCAGCTGGATCAACGTATTGTAACTTAATACCTTCTGCTGTATTAAAACTATTCCTTACAGCCCCAATGCCCAATACTGTAATATCATAATCAACTCTTTTCTTTAATAAATCGTATTTATTTAATTCAAATACATTTGTTAAAGCTTGCTCTTGTGCAATTTCAATTGATTGTTTGTAGTTTAATTGCATATGCAATTGTAATTCTTCATCAGATTGGGGTAAATTATTTTTATCATTTTTAAATGTATTTAAACCCGTATCTTGCTCAACAGCTTCTTTAAAGCTAAATAAACGCATGTCTTCAATAATGCCTTTAACATATTCTGTTCTTTCAGCTGACGCAATATTATCTACTGAATATGCTTTTAAATCATATGTTCTTTCTTGTATACCATTTACAACTATATCAACAAACTTAGGTATAATAGGAACAGGTTTCCAATCTAAGTTTAAATATGATAAATCACCGTTAATTGATAATTCGTTTTTATATTTTTCTACGCTTTGCTCTCCTCTCGCATATAACCTTAATCTATGAAAGTTATCTCTATTTGCAAAGTAACGTGTACTTCCCGAATCTTTTTTAAACCATTCAGACTCTACGGCTTTTGCAACTTGCAATCCGTATGCCTCTCCTGATTTCTCAGCGTCGCTTACCGCTTGGCTTGGGAAGATACCTTTTGTTATTATCTTTGACATCTATATTAATTTTGAATAATTTCCTCTATTATCGTATTTAGCAAAGCTAAAACTAACTTTATTTTTTAATTCTTTTATTTGTTTTGGGGCGTATAAATTTTTGTTACATGCCATAATTGCAAGACCAGAACTAATCGCGGCATCAAACTTTGTTCTTTTATTTATATCAAACTTAGCCCAATCATTTAATGTTTCATTAAAATATAAATCACCATACTCGCCATCTGATTTAATACCTACATATGAATTTATGTAACTTTCAATTGCGGCTGCGTGTGCTTGTTTTATATCTTCACTTGAGTTTGGTATACCACCTATTTCTTTTTCTGCCGCTGATAACTTATTCCAAGTTCTATCTGGTCGGTTCATTGAGTAACCTCTATAGCCTCTTCTTTTTAAATAGTATAGTAATCTTGGTTTATTATTTTCTGCAAGTATTGGCATACCATAAAAATGCAATGCCATAAGTATATCTTCAAAAAATATTTCTGCTGTTTGCGGTCTCGCTATATACTCCAAAAAAAACCGATTTGCTGGCACCTCTTCCATGCTGAACTTAGTGAGCCCGTGAAGCGATCCCTTTGAACCTTTACCATCTGTAGTTCCGGATATATCGTAGCTATCACAGCCAAAAGCGCCAACATGTTCGTTTCCTGGGTATTTGCTCCCATTTTTTATTATTACTCTATTTTGTAAATTCTTACCTGGTACCCAACTTACATTAAACCTTCCGTTAGGATTTGGCGTGAATTCTACTTCTGTATCTTTGATCCCGTTTTTCCATTGAAAACTGCCACGAGTGACAAGAGCAGAGTATCTAGCTTCTTCATTAAAATCAATTTGTTCGTAAAGCTTAGCAAGATTAAATATGCTATTTTTAGTTTCATCTCTGAAAGCGTGTTCTTCAGTTCTTGGAAATTGTCTATAAAATTCATTTAAACCGTCTTGATCTCCTTTTAAACCTTCAACTTCATTTTCCCAGTGATCGATAACCCCGACATCAATGTATTCCCGATGGTTGTCTTCAATTGGTTCTTCGGGAGTATTGAATACAGGTATTCCATAAGAATCAATGAATCCCTCGAAGTTCCATTCCATAGGTATGAACAAACTATATAATCCTGAGCGAGTCTGTCCATTACGGTTTCTTTTTGTAACATCTGAGTCATTGTATAATTTTTTAAAGTTCTCGCCACCTTTATCTAATGAGTTACTTGTTGAACCCATCATACATTTACCAATAACTCTACTCCCTAATCTTAACGTGGTTTTCGTGACACGCCAGTTGTTGAGGATGTTCTCGGGCCTCTCCCATTTCCCCGCTTCATCGTGGACCAAGAGCGAAAGCTTTTCACCATCATAGGAGTTATCTCCCGTGTTCTTCCAGTCGATGGTAGTGTCCAATCCCGCGAGTTCCTCGTTCCTTTGATTCGTGAGTATACTTTTCTTTGTAAACTTACTTGCGGGTACACGATAAGCCAATTCTGTCTTAGGCCTATCCATTCCATCCTGTATGGGTTTAAAAAAGAATGGGTAATTAACGGATATTGGAACGACCTTATCTGTAAACATTTTCTTGGCGTCAGAACCAGATTTGGATAATATCCCAAACCTAGAGTCTGAAGAGATAGTAGCTTGGTTGACAGTCTCTGCTGATGCCATGAATGAAAACCCACTCCGTCTATTCTTGAGGTAGCACATTCCATAACATCGAACGTCTGCTTTGCAAGCTTCCCAGAATAAAAAGAATAATCTGTTTGCTTCCCTGAAGTCTGGAGCACCCACGTCGATTTTAGTCCACTGCAGGTACATATAATGAGACCCAGTAATATAAGTAGGGACATCTTTGTTATAGAACCAATAACCTTCATCGCGTTTGGTAAATTCTGTATCAATGTATGCATTCCACTTATTTTTAAATTCATTCGGTAAATCTTTCCAATCGAATATCGTTTTTAACTTTGCAAGTTCTTTTGGATATTCTATTTTACTCCATTTATTATTTTCTTTATCTAAGTTCTTCGGTGCTGGAGGCAATGCTATTTTTAAATTTTGTATGCTATACACATCACCAATCTGTCCAGTCTTGCTGATAACAATCACGTCATGGTCTTTATCGTATCCGTATTTCCACTTTTTTGCTTTATTAAGCCTTTTGATCGTATTGATTTTTATAGGCTCTATAACGCGATATAATGATTGCTCGTACATTACTTAGATCTTCTTTCCGCAAAGCCTTTAAATGACTCAGCTCTTTCTTCTATATTCTTGCCTTCTAATAATGCTTTTTCAATTTCGATTCTATTTAATATCTCAAATGCATCGAATATTGCGAGCTTTTTAGTGGCTGCAGCGTTCTTGAGTCGATCGGCTGAAACATCATCATCAGTTTCAACAATCGGTTCTTTTGCAACTTTAATGAGCTCTTTGACTGCTTCATAGCCAGCTTGGATTATATTCTGTTTCTGTTCCTTGACGTTCATACTTAATCGATATTGAATTAGTTAATACTCTATACATTCTTTCACCATCAACAATGAATTCATATTCACTCATTGGCGTGAAACCAACTAAATCTTCTTTTTGTATATCTTTAAGTTCTTTATCAACATACTTTATAATACCACGCAAAGGCATTTCTTTTTCAATAATATCATTTGATTCAATTGGTTTAACAAAACAATAACCTTTTGGCGCGTGCCATTTACCGTTTCGTTTATATAAAAATATTTGGTCTTTATAAACAAGGTATTGATCTTCTTTATAATAGCTTTTACTATTTCTTTCTTTACCTCGCCCATCAAACCATCTCCTAAATACATTGTGATGTACAATAACTTCGTCACCCACTTGTATTTCAGTTTTTTCTGATTTAGGTAATGATGTCACAATCCCAACACGACTAACATATCGATGATCAGAGATCTCTGTATTTAACAAAAGCTCCTGACCATCAATATATTTTTTGTTATTGTATCTTTCGTTCTTAGGTTTAACTATAAAGTTAAATAAACTG